GAAGCAATCGTTGAAGATGACGATGCTCTCTCATACTTCGCACGTCTTGCTGAAGAGTAAATCGAAATTCAAAAAGTGAATTCTATAAAACCCCGAAAATTTTTCGGGGTATTTTTTTGCCTATAAAGTCTTCACCCATTTCAATACCCACATACGTAGGTAAATGAAAGTAAATGCAGTTCCCCAAAACGTGAGGAAAGCATACAGATGATTCAATCTATGTGGTGAGAATCCAAATCCTAATGCTACAACAATCACCCAAAGATAATCAACTATACCATGAAAGGTTTGCCACCCATCACCAAATTTTTCTATGAGGTTCTCCCTTTGCTCTGCAAACCAAGGCGAGATGTGTCTCATCATCACGAATCCTTCATTGAGAAACATGATGCTAAATCCTATCCAAAATATCATAATTATCCAGTTTGTTTTAATTTACTACTAATGTAACTATCGGATTTTTTATATAGATTATTTTTTCTGAAGTCTTCAACGAATCCTTGGAAGTATGTTGGTTTTAAAAGATATATTTCTCTTTTCTTTTCATTTTCTTTTTCATAATGATCTGCAACTGTGATAGGACCACAGATAGCACTTCCATTTACTATAGATACAGTTCCGTTATCGTTTATTTTATGTTGTTTATCATAAAATGCTTGGTCAACATGTAAACCAGCAGGGTATTGACCAATTTTTATTGTTTCATAATGATGTATCTCTGTATATGGATCATCATATTCTTTTTCTATTGTTTTATATAAATCATAGTTACTTAGAGGCCAATCATACTGTGCATTAACTAAATTGTTTGTTATTATAACTACCCAATCAAAGAATGGATTACCATATGCTTTTTGTGCAACAGTCGCAGGAGTTTCTCCCTCTTGAACTGCATACTTTTTAAAGAATGTAGCATAAGAAAATATATCATCATTAATTTTATATCTACGAAAGAAATTTTTAGCAACAACTTTATCTGATTTAGAAAAAGGATACTTGATCGGTTTTTGATCGTATGCTATGTCTGGTGTTAAAGAAAAGTACATTAGTAACCTCCACTAATAGGATTTTTCATTGGAACTTTCCATTGTTCCTCTGCTACATCTTCAGCGAAGATGAGTTTTGTTTCCATGAAACTAATTTTTAATTCAGTTGCAACTGGATCTCCTCCATCAAATACAGCATAGTTACCATCTGGAGTATAATTTACACCAACATCTGTAATAGCACACATTTTGTACTTAGGAAGATATCTATTTCTACCATCTCCATGCATAAACATTACTTGACATAGTTGTGGAACTTTTATGAATCCTGCTTCTATTGCAAAACTTTGAGTACCAGTTACAGGACTATCATCCCCGTCAAATCCAAAGACACTTGCATCACCTAAACTATATGATGGTAGCATTGCTCTTTTAAATGTTGATACTATAGTTTTAATATCTTCTGCTTCTCCTGCGTTGTATGGTGATAACTTAAATGTCAAATCAAATGTTCTCAAATTCATTTTTTGAAATAACAATTCAACGTTTGGGTTTTTTATAACACCTGAGATGCCAGCAAACACATCACTTGCACTTATTTGATCTCCAGTTATACCTTTTGCTAAACCAGTTATCAAACTAGCAGCAGCATTTACTGGTAATCTATTTGCTATACCTCCTGCTGTTCTTAAAGCACTCTTTAATTTATTTGCTGTTCCTGCTTGACCAGCAGATGCTAAAACTCCAGCAGTAGCAGACCCAAATGCTTTTCCTTCCCAATCTGCTTTATATGCGTCTTGTATATCAGCTGGCATGTATAACATTAACTGTGGTTGTGATTCAACTGGTTCATAATTGCCAGCAATTCCAGTTTGATTATATGCAGATAAGTTTTCGTTTATAAAATTTTGATCCTTTTTAATAACTGTAGATGTTTCTCCATCGTTTTTTAAAGTTGTTACATCTGCTAATTGACCAACCTTACCACCAAATGGTGGAACGTAGTTATAAAAATCAAAAAGAACATAAGATGATTTACTAGATGAGGTAACATCTGCAGGGTAACGAATATTACCAGAACGAACAGTGGACTCAGTTTCTTGATTATATTTATTAGAACCACCATATGCTAATAAGTTCTCATATTTCTTTTTAGTTGTTATTTGCCAATTTTTACCATCCCATCTGTAATACTTAATATCTTTATTATTTCTAGATCCATCTGGTAAAACAATACCACTACCAGATTTTCTGGCAGTAGAAGTTGTTACTTGATCAATATAAGTACCAGGAGTCGTCGGTTTTTTATGTACTTTTGATCCACTGGTAGTCTTGGGGTCAACGAATGGTGGTAAACTAGAACTAGTCATTAAATTGCCATCTCCCTAGATGCTGTAGTGCCATAACCTTTAACAGTTCTTTGTCCTCGGATTTTATCATAGAAAGTATCTTTAGTATCTTGCCAAACATCTTCCTTTGGAATAGGAAATGATGAAGTACCGACAGGTTTAACGAAGTCTTCTGTAGGAAGAAGAACAGCGGTATCCCATTCAGTAGCAGCAAGATCAATCATTAAACCTTCGACATTAGACTGAAGGTATTTATGGAAGCAAGCCTTAGGTATGTCAATTCTTCCGTTCATTAAACTTCTAGTTGCTATAATTCTTTTCTTTGGTGTCATGTAATGTAAGTTGCATCCCCAAAATTCACTTCTACTAGTTGCTTTTAAAACATATACTAATGGAAACCTATCATAATACTTTAGGTGCTTCATCTTTGCTTTGTACTCAAACATATATAAATGTCCTTGTACAGGGTATCTGCGAAGTTCGTTTGCATCTTGGTCTTGCACAGCACCTACATTATCACTCTTTTCATTTAATATATACTTGCCAAAATTCTTGGTGTAACTACTTGCTTCTGATTTTACAGCAGCACGATACCATGAAAATGTTTTCTTTTGTCCTTGTGTTTTTGCTGTTATCTTTTCAAACAGCGTTTTGTATCCAGTCGTGGAAGTAATTGTGTTACGCTGGATAGCAGCGAATCCTGTTGCCATTGTTTCATACTCCTAAATGATCCTCGGTTAGTATTAAGAAATTCATTTGCCTATCTTCACAATACTCCTTAGCAGCAGACCATTTAGTTTGGTTCTTGGCGTAAGTTAATGCAGCATTACGATATGAGGCAGTCTTTTTATTTTTATCATGCGGTGGTTGTGTTTGCTTTTTAGGTTTAACCTCTATGATATACTTAGTTATTTTTTTATTCTTTTCAAGAACTTTGATGTAGAAATCAGGAAAATAACGTCTCACTTTACCATCAGGTGCTCTGTATGGTATGATAATTTCTTCACTACCCCACTCTAAAATAGAGGGATTATTGTCACAGAACACCATGAATTTGCGTTCCCAAAGTGACCTATAAATTACTCTAGTAGGGTTGCCACGATACTTCTTAGGATTGATTGGTTTATAAATCCCAGAATATGCCATAAATATAATTGTGCCAATATAGGTATTTAGCGTGTCAATTAATAGTTTTCTAACAACAATGAATGCCAACGGCGGAATGTCGATGAGCAATAACTTCATAGTGAAGTTCGATGTACCAGGTACTGGTAACTTATTTGCTTTTTATTGTGATGAAGCACAGTTGCCGAATGTAAACGCAGCAACTGGAACAATAAAAGGTAGATATATGGGTGAAGGTCAAGTAAATTATCCACATACAAGAGTATTCACAGAAATGCAGTTGGGATTCCAATGTGATGCTTCTATGACACCACTAAGATTCTTGAATCAGTGGTTTGGACAAATATTTCCAGAATATGCTGATGGTGGTGATCAAGGTAGTGGGTTTTATGCTCCTATGGATGATTCTCCAGGTGCTACACCTTCTGATGCAAGAAGAATCACAAGACCAAAAAATAGAACAGTTCAATTAAATTACCCAGATAATTATTGTAGAAACATATATGTAACCAAGACAGAACTAGGTCCTAAAAGAGATGGTGGTTTAAGAACATCAATGACTTATGTTATGGAGAGAGCATGGCCTTTTGCAATTGATGCAGTTCCACTACAGTTTGGATCTGCACAGATAACCAAGGTAACAGCACAGTTTTACTATAGTAAACATCGTATTGTTTATCATGATCCTACAAGTAACACTAACAGAGAAAATCTGTTAGACTCTGATGACCCAGAGAGAACTTTTGATCGTGGTGGTTCACCATTTGCTGGACTATAAGCAAAATTGACTTTCTAATTCCATAAAAGCGGGAAAAAAATTCCCGCTATTTTTTTGTCTGAAAAGTCTGCTAAATATAAATATGACCTTGGAGTAGATATTATGGCATTGCCAACCATGGATTTGCCAACTTATGAGTTGGAAGTTCCATCAACAAAGAAAAAGATAAAATTTCGTCCATTTCTAGTAAAAGAGGAAAAAATCCTATTAATGGCACTAGAAAGTGAAAATGATGAAAGTATTAGAAATGCTGTATTACAGTTATTGAAAGGTTGTATATCATCAAGAATAAAACTTGAAGATTTGGCAACTTTTGACTTAGAATACATTTTCTTGAATATTCGTGCAGTATCAGTTGGAGAAGTAGTTGAAATTAATGTTACTTGTCAAGATGATGAAAAAACAAATGTTAGATATAATCTAAATCTCACAGATGTTAAAGTTACATTTCCAAAAGGACATAGTAACAAAGTTATGCTAACTGACACTACTGGTGTTATGATGAAGTATCCATCATTTAATAGATTTGTGGAAAATCAATTTCAACAAAAAGATGTTGACGAGGATACTGTTTTAGAAATCATTGCAGAAAGTATTGATCAAATTTTTCAAGGAGAAGAGGTATTTGACTCATCTACCACTACACCTAAGGAATTTCTTCAATTTGTAGAAAGTTTGACAAATGCACAATTAGAGAAACTTCAAAAATTCTTTGAAACTTCTCCTAGACTTGAACACAGTTTTAAGGTTAAAAACCCTAATACTGACGTTGAGTCTGATTATACAATATCTGGATTAGCAGCTTTTTTCGGATAGCCCTCTTTCACAACACGTTGGAGGGGTATTACAAGACTAATTTTGCTTTGATGCAACATCATAAATATAGTTTAAGTGAAATTGAAAATATGATGCCATTTGAGAGACAAGTTTATATTTCTCTCTTAACGCAATACTTAGAACAAGTTAAACAAGAACAACAAAAACAATAATGGCAAGCGGAACCGTTGGATATACGGATACTAGAGGTAGCAAAGATTACACAAGTATCATCGCAAACCAAATTGGAAAGCGTTTAAAAGAAGCTTCCGATATGGCGTCGGATGAACGCAGCTTTGCAGAAGGAAAGGCAGAAGCGGGTGGAACATCTTTATCAGAAGCAGGGATAGGTAGAGGATATTTTTTTAAGAGAGCTCTTGGTTCAAGATTTGGCGGTGATGCAATCGCTAGAACTAAGGGCAGAATGGGAGCACAAGGTGCTGGTAAAAACCCTGCTGCAAATTATAAACAAAGATTTCGTGGTGGATTTGATTATAATGTAACTAATCAGAATATAACTGATACAGCACCGTTAACAGGTGCACTTGTAACTGGACTTCGTGGTGTAGAAAGTGGATTAGGGGAAGTATCATCAGCAATACAAAGACAAGACAAGACTTTGAGTAGTCTTGCACGTAGTCAAGCTGATATGGCAAAAGCAACCATGTTTAATGGTTATCTTTTCCAAATGTTTGCAACTCAGCAAAGAAGAGAAAGAGAAAGAAGGTCTGCTAGAAATGAAGAGAGATCTATAGAGGGTGGTCAAATAGACCAGGTAACTGGTCGTGGGATGATCAATATCACACCTCCCAGTGGAAGTGGAGGTAGTGGTGGTAAATTAAACAGTATCCAAGCTGGTGACGTTGTAAGAAGAGGACTTAAACAAGCATTACCTAGAGCAAGACAAGCAAAAAGTGTCGCTTCTGGTATGAAACTTCTTGGTCCTAAGCAAGCAGGAATAGCAAAATTACCACAGAATTTTTTATCTACTGGTGCAGACCTTGGTAATTTAACTTATAAAGGAAATAAAATGATGATGCCCCTTACCAAGGGATTCGTAAACATGGCAACAAAGATGCCAGGTGTTAATACATTAACTACTCTTATAAAAAAAGCAGATCAATTTGTTTATCCAGGTGTTCAAAAAGCAATTACAAAATCATTTGGTAAAGGTGCTGAAGGAATTAAAAATCTTAAAAAATTTGCTGTTACTGCAAATGCACTAGACGGTCCAGCATCTTTACTTAAAACATTCGCTCCAATTACTACTGCATTGGATCATAAAGCTTATCTGCAAGTTGCAGCTAGTGGCGGTAAAACTAAAAAATTTGTAGATACTGCTACAACAGTCGCTGGTAGTAGTAGAACTGGTATTAATGCTGTAACAAGTAGTGATGATTTAATGAAGGGAGTTAAACAAGTCGATGATGTTACTGATGGTTTAGGGACTGCTAGAACTCTTGCAGCTGGTGCAGACGCTGGTGCCAGTCCAGGTATGTTAAGACGATTTTTCATGGGAACTAAACCAAAAGGTTTAGTAAGAGGTAGTAAACTTACTAGAATGCTGATTAAAAATCCTGCTGGTAAGATATTCTTGAAGAAGTTACCTCTTATTGGTGCTGTCGCTGGTACTATCTTCGCTATTCAACGTCTGATGGAGGGAGACTTATTAGGAGCTGGTTTAGAATTTGGTTCTGGTCTATTAGGAACGATTCCAGGTAAAGGAACTGCTGCATCACTCGCTATTGATGGATTCTTGCTTGCTAGAGATTTTGGAGCAGTTCCATTTGCAAAAGGTGGTATTGTTAAAGGAAGGAGAGGAAAAGGATTATATACAACGCTTGGTGCTGGTTTACCATCAGTAATTGGAGAAGGTGGATCTGACGAAGCAGTTTTACCATTAAACAAGAAAACTTTCCTTAATTTTGGTCGTGGTTTTATAGATGCTATTAAAGAGAAACAGAGTGATTATGCCAAAATAACAAGCATGGGTGTTTTTGCTGGTATTGGAAATGCGAGATCAGGTGGTTTATTTGATGGTTTAGTTGATAGTGTAGGTGATACTATAAGTGGTGTAAAAGATACTGTAGGTAATGTTCTACAGAAAATAAATCCAGCAAATCTATTCAAACCAAATGCAAATGGTCAGAATTTTTTCCAAAGAATGGGATCTGGAGTTACCAATTGGTGGAAAAAAGGAATTAGACCTAATGAAGGTAAAATGAGTTGGAAAGATTTAATATCAGATGATTGGAATCAAAGGCAAAGAACTGCTGGTGCTGGTAAAGGTGGTTGGAATCCATTTAGAGGAATGCCAGGTTATGGTTCAGTTAAAAATTTCTTAACTGGAAATCCAGGCAATGAGATAGCGGGTGGATTTCAGACAGGTCCTACACCTTTGATTAGACAAAGTGTTTCAAGAGGTGCAGGATTTTTAATGAATCCAAAAGCAGCAATAATGGCAGCATTAATGAAACCAACAGCACTTGCCGATGGAACACTTACAGGTGTACAAAATCAAATGGAATCAATGAATTTACAAAATCCTAACAATGGTAATGCAATAGCAACAACTGTTGTTAATAATAACTACTATCAAAATGGTGCTAGTGGAGGTACAGAGAGTAGAGATGAAACTCTTGGACAAAGTTTCAATGTAGATTTAGAGAAATTTATAACAAATTATTCTATCATGAGTAAGTAATGGCAGATCAACATCCAAATCAAATAGGACTACAAGAGTGTATTATCAGTAAACTTGATGGGAAAGGGGGAGTCATCAAAAAAAGAA